AACATTTACAAGGATAACATGAAAGTAGAATTAGACCAAGTTTACACACTTAAAATTGCCAATGGCGATGAAATTGTAGCAAAAATCATTGAACAAACTGACACAACCTATACTGTTACTAAACCGTTGACTGTAATACCAGGCCCGCAGGGCATTAATATGATGAATAGCCTGTTTACTGCAAATCCAGACAAATCTGTGACTATAAATAAAGCACAGGTAGCATTAGTAGCACTGGCCAGAGATGAAGTGGTTGATAGTTATGTTGAAGCAACCACTGGTATCAAGCCAGTTAGGAACAGTAAGATTTTAATGGGGTAACATGGGTCGAGCAATACAGCGAGTAGGAGATCAAAACACCGCAGGCGGAGTAATCCTTAACGGTGATTCCACAGTGTTAGTCAACGGTCGTGCTATCGCTATAGAAGGCGCATCAGTAAGTCCCCATCCTTGTTGTGGACGTAAAGGGTGCCCGCCCACTCACTGTAATGCAAAAACTCACGGCAACGAGTCTACGGTATCGGTCAACGGTATTACCTTAATTTTCACCGACGATAAGGACACCTGCGGCCATGCTAGAGCCGGCGGCAGTCCTGATGTGACCATAGGATAATTATGTCGTTGACACCGTTACAACTTAATGCCGCCGCCGGGCTGTTACAAAATGAAGGCTTTGGAGTTAGTGCCAATTTAATTTCTGCAATTTCGTCTTACGAAAATACAACTTTAATAGTACCATTTTTAAATACTATTTCTGTGGGTAGTACTGGAAATATACTCTCAGCAAATGTTATTACCATTGTCGAAACACTGGCCGCCAATACCTGTCCTGCATTAAGTGACAGCGTGCCAACAGCATACAGCAGCCTTGGCACACAAATGATCACTGTGGTCATTGACCAGGCTAACATAGACATCTGCGGCAATAATACTAGTAAACTAATACAAGCAGTGAATCAAGCAGAAGCGTACACTAGTCAAACCAGTATATTCATCAATAGCGCAGTAAATTCGCAAACGTATCTTGGTAATACATTTACCACAATGAATAATATGATTACTGGCAGCGCCACATCAATAAACTTATCTACTCCTGCATTTGGCACCGACTTAAAGAATCTAGGGCAACTAATCAATCTCAAAGATCTTAATAATTTTGGTAGTCCGTTTGCGCTGGTACAACAGTTGTATTCAATAGCCGGTGTTGTTTCGACAGTAACAGCGGCATTTATAACAGCCGGTGTTTCTACTGATGTAGTATTGAACATAACAAGTCCTACTGTTTCGGTAACCGACAGCACCGAAAAACTTATGTATCAAGCAATGACACAAATCACAGGCACTGATCTGAATCAAATATTAAGTGTGCTGGGCGTAGTCACCGTGGGCATTACAACCATGGCCGACTTATTAAATCCATTAAAATTATTTCCTAACAGTTTTCAAAGCCTAACCGCCCCTACTGCCAATGGCCCAGTGGCTATATACGTCGATAGTGTTGGCTCGATTAATACTAACTTAATTAGACAGTTACCACCTTACGTAATAAGTAGCCTAGTATGATAGCATATGATAGACTAAGTCAAATTGTTCCAGCCGATCAAGCTCTGGCCGCTAAAGCTCTGGCCACCAGCCTACAACAAATTGCCGGCATTACAAATACGACCTTACCAGTCCTAACCAATACAATAGGTAATTTACAAACTACTAATAATCTTCCATTAATTAGTGCGCTAACACAGGCAGTTCCAGCTAATGTGGCCAGCTATCTTTCAAACATAGCCGGAACCGACGGAACACCAGTTGGAGTATGTGATGTACTAGGAATTGCCGCAGGTTATCAAATAACTGACAGTTTTATTAACACAGTATCTACCTTGGCTAATACCAATGTTGCATACCTGACTACAATATATAATAATATGAACAGCGTAGTAGGCAATATCTACGGCGATCCTGTTGCTGGACCAGTAATTATTCCAGGTGGCCAACCAGCTGCCGGAACTTATTATGCTGTTACGTCTAATGCAGTGGTGACAACCACAGCCGCTGACACAGCAATGACTGGCACTGGTGGAGATACTCCACCTACCGGTCCCGGGCTAATACCAGTGGCCAACGTTGAGATTGGTAATATTGTCACAACAAGTTCTGCACAAGTGACCGCACTTAATTCGTATTTTACTTCAATGGCCGCACAAGTAGTTCAAGAACAAACTCTACAAGCCGCGACACAAATAGACTTTGGAAATCTTATTGCTAATAATAATCCTACAGTCTATAGTTTGATTAATAGTTTACCTAGTTATGGTCGTCAGACCGAAACAGGTGGTCAAGCTCAATTCTGGGAAGGTGTAGCCAACATATCTACATTTACAGGCCAAGCTATTGTGGCCACATTACGAGAAGGCTATAATCAATCCTACCTAAGCAATGCCGGGATACAAACTAATTCTGCCATACCGCCTGCCCCAACGCCACCTATTCCTCCGGCAAATTTAATACCATCAACTTATAGCTCGCAAGCCGCAGCCAACGCAGTAGTCACATAATCTGTTGTAAAAAACCCACATCTAAAACGGTTGACCCAAAATGCTCCTTTTGCTATAATATATGTATAGTGAAAATAAAGGAGCAGAAATGTTTGAAACTCTAGTAGATCAATTAGTTAAGGTAACCCTTACAAACGAGCCCGTAAAAACAGAGTTTTATAATGGCACGTTGTTTGTTAGAACTATCACCGAAAAACAAGCTCGCACCGTGTTCCACAGACTGAGTAAACAGTTCGGCTTGGGCACAGTCCAGGTAAGCCCAATTGGCGACACCGGTGAATATGCTTTTGACTTTGTTGCGGAAAAACAACAGTCAGAATCTGAAGATTTTAGCCCGTTTGCTACTGTAAACAGTTAGGTTGACCAAAAATACCCAATTTGTTATAATAGTATTATAGTAAATTAAAGGAGCGAGCAAAAATGGCATACGATCACTTAGCAAAATTAGATGTAGAAGGTTTGCAAGGTTACTTCTCAGATTTCCATAAGGACTTTTATGGCACTCGCCCACGTTTTGCTACTCCTGAACAATGGCGTGACCGTAGTTGGTTAGAATCGCAGATCAACGCTATCCACGATGCTATGGATGCAATGAAGAAGACCTTTAGTGGTCGCGAACAGCTTCGGTCCGAAGGTTGGGTAGTTGATGAAGCTGAGTTTGCTGATATTGTTGATCTAATGGAATACGCTGAATGGTGCGCCGATGCAGATGCGGAGTTTCTTGGTCGGATGCACAGTCGCTATGCTGGGGAGCCAACATAATGGGATCTTTTAAACATATCGAAATTGAAATTATGCACTGGCAGGCATGTGGCCGCACTGTAGAAGAAACCTATATCTATTGGAAAGACTATGTAACTCAGGAAGATGTAGCTCGTATCTTTGCCCAGGAAACAGTATAATGGAATCAAAAAAACCTAAATTTGTTTGGTATGATGCCCTGAAAAAAGAAGTCGAAAAGGCACGTTCAGAATCTCAGTACAAGATCAGCTACAAGATGAAGCCAGAAGATATCATGACCTTTGTATCAGGACTACATCAAGTTCAAGCACATGATTGAAACTACAGTTGCAATGAAAGAAAAACAAGGCTTTCCAGAAGCTATGGCTGTAATCAAGCACGTCATGGAGAAGAAATGAAACCAACACCATTTAGAATGTGGTTGCAACGAATCTATATGGATCACAAAGACGAAACCCAATTGTATGGCTTACCTACTTGCAATGCAGATACTTATTTTCGCATGTACAAGTTTTGGTTAAAACGAGAGTTCCGTCATCAACAAGATAGAGTCAATGATTAAGTTATTAGTTTTGGTAGGTATCATAGCCCTTGGTGGCTGTGCCAGCCAAGCAACAAAGTCATACTATCCAGCAGACATGACTAACTTTGTGGCTAATTGTCGTATGGCAAAAGTTCAAATTGATTTCCTAACTCAACAAATCGACGAGTATACTGCATATCATCTAACCCAGCCAATTACTCTAGAAGATCGTAGATACTACGGTAAATTGAAAAATAATCTTTGGTCATTAAGATCGTCATGTTCCGCACTACAGCGTTAGTCCTAGCACTGGGCTTCCCAGTTACAGCATATAGTGAATGCTATATTAGATCGGCGGTATCTAACCAAACATCCATGACAATTACCAGTGTAGCTGATATTGAGCCCATGGTGGTTCCTATTTCGGCAACTCAAAACAAGTGCATAGTAAATTTTAGGGCCCAGGTAAATGGCAAGTGGATTACTGCCGAAGGTGAAAAGACCGGTGCAAAAATCATAAGCGAGCGAGAGCTATGTGCCGGAGCAATGGATCAAGGTCGCATACAAATATTAAGCCGTGCCAACGGCGGCCGTATGAATGTAGAACAGAATATGGTGTGTAATGATCAACCTGAAATTCAAGTAAAATCGGTTAGACGTGGTGAGATGGTCCGTGAAAGTGAAGTTCGCCCCCACCCACATTTTCCAAAACCTTTTGCCTACCGAACTGCAACCTGTCGGTGGTTTATTGAACCTGAAGTACATCCTGGACGTGACCTACTACAACGCCAGGGTATTATTTGTCAAGTAAATGGTAATGAGTGGCAAGTGGTTGACAAATGGTAAGGATTGTAGTAATATGTTGTTATAGTAACCAAACCTTAGAGGTGATGAAATGAAAAAATTAGCAATCGCAGTAGCAGTAACCAGTGTTTTGACAGCGTGTGGTACAACTGGCACAAATTACGGTGCTCAGTATAACCAGCAATCTACTCAAGTTTTGGCCCAGATGTCTAATGCTGTTAGTCAAGCGCCGGTTTGGATGAGCAAGTTGCCCAAAGCTCCAGGATTTATCTTTGAAAACGGTACAGCAACCAGCAGTGATTTTGGATTTGCCGATATCAAGGCCAAGACAATAGCTTATACTAAGATTTGTACAGCCGCAGGCGGTAAAGTGCGTAGCCAGGTTAAGATGTATAAAGCCGATAACGGCGACGTCGGCACCGAGCAAAGTGAAATGGCCGTGCGTAGTATGTGCCCAGATGTGGACCTCACAGGTGTAGAAACTGTTGAAATGAAACATGTAGCCGACGGCAATCGCATTCGTACCTATGTGTTGGTAGCGTTGGCCACAGATGGTCGTATGAACAAAGACACAAAGGCCTCGGCCAAGGAAGCATTTAACGAGCTCGATGAAATCACCGGTAATAAACCAGTTGGTAACACCCCGGTTGAAGTTACGCCGGTTGCTCCACAAAAAGGTCAAGCGATTAGTGTGGTTAAGCCAGACGGGACCACATCAACGCTCAATTTGATGCCAGTAGAGAACGCCGAGTATAAAGCTCGTCGAGCAGAAGCGATCCAAAAGCCCGGTGCTGTAATCGGTCAAGTTTCAGTAGCACAATAAGATTACCTTAACCTGAGTAAATAATTGTGACGATCGATTATACATCATCCGACTTTGAGGGAATCAAATTGGCCGCAGACTGGATCCGGGACTTAGAGAGCAGTGATAGTCGGTTACACAAGGAATCGGTAATTGAAAAAGCATTAATGGCCGCTAAATTAGGGTCATCGAATGCTCAATGTTTCTTGTTTAACTGTTACCAAGCCTACAATCCCTATTATGTCTTTGGTGTAAAGAAAGTTCCCGAAACAAACGACCTTGTTGATAAACCTAATCCGTGGCCAAAGTTTTGGGCCATGCTAGAAGGACTTAGGCTCCGCACCCTTACCGGTCACAATGCCAAGACAGCCATTGAATTTATGTCTGAACAGTTTGATTCGGTAGAATGGAATGGCCTTTGCCGTAGAGTTATTATTAAAGACCTACGATGCGGTATTTCTGAGAAAACGCTAAACAAAGTGCTGGGCAAAACAGAATGGAAAATTCCTGTGTTTACTTGCCAACTGGCCCAAGACTCGGGAGATCACCCTAGTAAAATGAAAGGCACCAAGCGACTTGAAGGTAAGTTAGATGGTGTGCGTGTGCTGGCAGTGGTTACTAGAAACACAGTTAATTTATACAGTCGCAATGGCAAACCATTTGATAACTTCCCCCAAGTACAAGAAGCAATTAGTCAAATAGCCAGCAAATTTTCCAGGGCTAACTTTGGCACCGAGATGCGTTTAGTGTTTGATGGTGAGATTGTTGGTAAGAGCTTTCAAGATTTAATGAAACAAGCACAGCGTAAATCGGATGTTAAAACCGATGATATGGTTTATCATATTTTTGATTGGATGCCATTTGCAGAGTTTGAAATGGGCTTTTGTAATAGTCAGCAACGCAAGAGAACGGAATGGTTGGAAGCTCAGCGGGCACTAATCGAAGGCCACCCTTGCTTAAAAGTTACCGAAGGTATCCTAGTAGACTTAGACACCGGCGAAGGGCACGATCAATTACGACGTTATGCCGACGATGCAGTGGCAGCCGGTCTTGAAGGTATTATGATTAAAGAGTGGGAAGCGCCGTACGAATGTAGACGTAGTAGTTTTTGGATGAAGCGGAAACCAACAATTACAGTCGATTTGAACATTGTTGGATTTGAAGAAGGTACCGGTCGCAATCAAGGGCGGTTGGGTGCTATAATTTGTGAAGGAGTTGATAATGAGCGAGATATTAGTGTTAATGTTGGTAGTGGTTTGTCTGATAGCAATCGTGATGAGTATTGGTCAACCAGGGATAGCTTACTTGGCTGCGTGGTTGAAGTCGAAGCTGACGCTGTAACACAAAATCAAGACGGCACATATAGTCTACGGTTTCCTAGATTTGTCAGATTCCGTGGATTCGAAGCTGGAGAGAAATTATGATTGATTGGATGCTTGAACATTGGTTTATTGAAGCCATTTGTATTATTTTTTTATCTTTTATTGTTGGCCTAATTGTTGGCAAAGCTATTGCCTGCGTAAACGGTGAAGACTAATGCCAACACTAGATCCTAGAGACGTTGATATGACCTATCCAAATGGTTCTGTGGGTTCATTTAAAATGCCGTCGCCCAACTTAGTAGCAGACAAAACGGGTCTTTACCAAATATATGACAGTAAAGAATATCAAAATTCAGTAGCCTTTCATGCCGGCGGCGATGAAATGCTACGCCTTAGTCCGGAAGCATTTTATGTTCGTGGAAAGAAGATTGCACTGGATGACAACGAAGCACAAATAGTATATAATAGTTTTAAAGAATGGTTAATTTGGCAACAACTCAACAGAGGTTAACATGGCAACTCAGCAAGAAAAAGAACTCCTGATCAACACATTAAAATTCACTCCACGTACCTACAAGGTTAGCATGTGGGGCTACGGTGGCGAAAAGGTCATGGGCACAGTAGATCAAGAAGTGTGGGACTATTGTATGGCAAATCAAGTTGAGCTAAGTGACATTGCTTGGGACTCGGATGCCGCAGAAGATATGAATCTTGACGAGGATAAGCTACCGTTTCCTCCAGGCGCCTGGTATGAGTGTGATGGAATGGGGCACATTAATGGTGTAAGCCGCGGCGCCGGAACCATCCAAGTGTGTGACGAAACCGGCAACACGGTGTATGAACGATCACTGGATGCGTGTGATGGCTGTGATGACAGTCCTGAACTGTGCTGCATTGATGAAGTGTGGATTGGTTCACGCAAAGCAGGAGAAATTGTATTCATTGGATCAAGCAACGAAAAAGGTACATTCTTTGAAGGCGACATTGAACTTACAGCACCATTTGATATTACTAAATTAGGATTACACTATGATGAGTTCGATGGCGAAGATATTGTCACCGGGTTAACCTATGATGGCGAAGAAATCGATAACAATGGCGGCGGCACTGACGGAAAGAGTTCAGACTTCAGTATGGTCCGGCTTACAGACGATGACGGCAACTTCGAACGTTATGAACCAGAAGAAAAAGATTGGGGGACTCCGGAGTGTGGTACTAGCCCAAATACTTGGGAAAAGTCCCCTAGTTTTAAGTTTAAGAAATACAAGCCAGTTCATGTAGGTTGGTATAATGCAGTATGGTCAAACTGGGGTACAACATACGGATCATTGTACTGGGACGGTAAAGAGTTTGGTGAGTTCGAGTATGGCAATTTTAAACCACAAGCCGGTGTCGATACGTGGTCAGGATACAACTGGGACACAAGTGATTGGGATAACCAGCCGATAGAACCATTTGATATTATTTGCTCCAACGAAAAATGTGGGTGGGTAGGTAAAAGTGACAAGCGACGTACAGACGATAACTATGATGATCACTGCCCTAATTGTGATGGTACCGAGTTTAGCTGGATCGATTACGATGCTGAAACTAAAGAAGGTCGTGCGAATCGCGAAAAGTATTGTAATAAACCGTACGATAATCGCACAGGCGAAACAGTAGCACCTACAGGCTCTTGGCCATTTTAACTTAAGGAGAAGGATATGAACACAGCAGTTTATCGCAGTGCCGCAGGTATTAACGAAGCAATGGGCCGTGTGTATGCTCACATGAGTTTAGCAGTTGTTACCAGCATGATTGTTAGTTATATTGTAGGAACCAGTCCAGAATTATTACAATTCTTTTTTACAGGTGCTATGAAATGGATTGTTATTTTTGCTCCATTGGTAGCTATCTTGGGAATGACATTTGCCTCAAAACGGTTTAGCAAGACTGGATTACAAGTATTCTTGCAGGTGTTTGCCGCATTGATGGGCTTGAGTTTTGCCACAATCTTTGCTGTGTTTACCATGGGCAGTGTTGTTACAGCCTTCATGGGCGGTGCAGTATTGTTTGGCACTATGAGCATATATGGATACTTTACTAAAAAGGATTTAACTTCAGTTGGTTCTTTTATGGTTGTGGGCTTGATTGCTATTGTTATTGCCAGCATTGTCAATATCTTTATTGGTAGTACAGTATTGCAAATGGTTATCAGTGCTATTGCTATCATTATCTTTTTAGGATTGACTGCCTATGACACACAAACAATTCGTCAACTGGTGTCTCGAGACACCGACACGGGACGCGAAGAAGTGTTAGGTGCCCTTAGCTTGTATCTGGATTTCATCAATTTATTTTTGAACTTGTTACAGTTGTTTGGCGGAAGGAAAGACTAATGCAAGCAAAACCAGGAACAGCAGGACTATGTGGATGCGGTCGTAGCCCAACAGGAAAATGCTGTGGGTGGCATGCTCTCACAGAAGATGAATATCGTGGTAAGAAGGATGAATACGAACTAGCTAAGTATCGCGAACAGGCCGAAGAACTTTGGTTTGATGGCGGCTCTTGCACCGGAGGTCGCCCTGAGTGATTTAAACATCCGAATTACTATAGTGTTGGCCATATATTTTGCTATAATGTTGTTAATAGCAATACTAACCCATGTATTTACAAAGAAATATAACGACAAATGAATCCTGTTACACTATTAACTGATGGTTTGAATAATTTATGGTTTTGGACCTATGGCATTATTGCCGGGTGGGGATTAACTGTTACGTTGGTTGTTGCGGCCTTGGTGGTATTGTTAATTCGTACCATTAATCTACAACGTAGAGTGGATCGACTTGAAAGTCGGGTAGTTATGAATGAACGAGATTATAACCTTACGGTGAACAATTGGAAGAACAAGTAATTCATACCTGCAATGTTTGTTCGTGCGAATTTACCGACGATGAAGGTGGCATAGATGGATACTTCGGTATCCTCCCTGTGCATTTTTGCCCTACTTGTTTCTCTTGTATGTGTGACATGGCCGGTCAGTTTATTGACCCAGAGGAAGATGAATTAAATCCCGAACATGAACAATTAATAGAACATCTGCGTGGTCTACGCAAGGTTGTTATTAATACTCAGCACGGTGGGTTTGGCCTAAGTCACCAGGCACAAATAGCATATCTTGATGAAGCAGACATTGCGTACACCTTAGAAGATCGCGAAAGTAGAGATACGACCCAGCGACTTGGTCAGTATATTAAAGTCGCCGGTAATCATTGGTCTGACTACACCATTGCCAGGGACGATCCGGTGCTGGTTAGTGTAGTAGAACACCTCGGCAATGGTGCCGATGGCAATTTTTCTAGCCTTAAAGTAGTTCAAATCCCAGCCGATGTTACCTGGGTTATTGAAGATTATGACGGAAAAGAGTGGATTGCTGAACAACATAGAACTTGGAATTGACAATAAATATTAAGTTATGATATTTGGTTATTTGACTTTATTCACCGCACTTATTATTAGTTTAAGTGCCGCAGTTTATTCCATCCTGGGATTGACTGCAATCTTCGCCGCCGCATTTTGGCCAATTGTTATCATGGGTGGCAGTCTTGAAGTTGGTAAGATTGTTACTACCTTATGGTTGCACAAGTATTGGGACCGAGCGGAAATACAATATAAACTGTATCTATGTTCCGCAGTAGCGGTTCTTATGTTCCTAACAAGTATGGGTGTATTTGGATTCTTAAGTAAGGCCCACTCAGATCAAAGTTTAGTATCCGGCGACTCTGGCGCCAAGGTTGCTATCTACGATGAGAAGATTAAAACAGAAAGAGACAATGTTGAAGTTAACCGTAAGGCACTTAAACAAATGGACGAGGCTGTTGATCAAGTCATGGCGCGAAGCACCACAGAAGGCGGCGCCGACAAAGCAGTGGCTATTAGACGCAGTCAACAAAAAGAACGCGGTAGACTCCAAGCAGAAATCAGCGACTCACAGAAAAAAATTAGCGGTCTTAGCGAAGAACGGGCACCTCTTGCTGCCGAGAATAGAAAAATTGAAGCAGAGGTAGGCCCTATCAAATACATAGCCGCAATGGTCTATGGTGATAATCCTGATGCAAACGTATTAGAACGAGCAGTACGTTGGGTTATTATTCTTATTGTTGTTGTGTTTGATCCGTTAGCACTTACATTATTGTTAGCGGCCACCAAGGCACTTGAATGGGAGCGTGAAATTACTGTATTTGCTCCTAAGAAAAAAGAAGAAGAAGAGCCCGAGTACGAAGCCGACGATGGCCCGTTAACCGATGAAGAAATTGAACAAATTCGCGAACTCGCCAGGAATGATTTACCAACTGGTGAGGTTATTACTAAAGAGGACTTATTTCCTAAGCCAAAAAATAAAAGATTTGACTCTATTGGGTGGATGTTTAATCCTATTAAAAAAGACAACACAATAATTGAGCCAGTTGAAGAAAATACTCCAATTGACGAAGACCACCCGGACTTTGAAGATCATCTCGATGCAACAGAAAAGGCGGCCCAGCGGGCATGGAAGATTGCCAATCCAGATGAAACAATTAAAAAACATAGAACATTGCATCGGTCAGGCCTGATAGATCAATTGCCATGGAATCATCCAGATTATCAAGAGCAATTAAAGTTAGAAGCCGATAATGTACCATCCGGAACCACAGGCGAAATGCGTGGGTTTGGAACTAGCTTTCCCGAAGACGCAGTTAAGGGTGACATGTTTCTGCGTGTAGATCAATTGCCAAGTGTATTGTATAAGTTCAATGGCAATCTATGGATTGAGGTAGATAAAGCACTAAGCGACCAACATGCGTATGATGAAGCCTATATTGATCATCTCATTGAAAAAATTAGCACTGGTGAGTACGATCCAGAATTATTAAGCGATGCCGAACGTGACAGCATCGAACGTCGGTTACACAATAAGACAGGCATATAATGAGTGTTAACATTGAACATTGTAGTTTTTGCGACAAACACAAAGATCGTGTTGGTAAACTAATTGTAAGTCATAAGGTAGCTATCTGCAACGAATGTATAGATTTGTGCGGCGGGTTACTAAAAAAAGACACTAAACTAGATAAAAAATCAACAACAGTTGCAGTCCCGGATCCTAGAGACATAAGAGATTATCTCGATCAGCATGTAGTAGGGCAACCAGCCGCAAAAATTGTACTGGCCGTGGCAATTACAAATCACTATAAACGTATTAATAATATTAATACAGACATAGCCAAGGCAAACATTTTAATGGTTGGACCGACCGGCACAGGCAAAACCTTAATGGCAAAAACAGTAGCCGACTATCTAGATGTTCCGTTTGTTGTTGCAGATGCAACTACACTTACCGAAGCCGGATACGTAGGCGAAGACGTGGATACACTAATTACACGGTTATATCAAAATGCCGGTAACGACATTGATCGCACACAGCGTGGTATTATATTCCTAGACGAGATTGATAAAATAAGTCGTAAAAGTGAATCGTCGACTGTGAGCCGCGATGTATCCGGCGAAGGAGTACAGCAGGCTCTACTTAAATTAGTAGAAGGCACCAAGATTAAAATCAGCCCCAACGGCGGAAGAAAGTCTGAAACCACAGTTGAAATTGATACTACTAATATTTTGTTTGTTGCTGGCGGTGCATTTGTAGGACTGGAACGTATTATACAAAATCGTGTGCAAGGTACTAGCATGGGGTTTGGTGCGCAGATATTATCAGCAACCACTGTGGAAA